TTAATTACGGGGGAATTTATTTTTGCGCTCGTGCTTCGGTGCTCCGGTCTAAACCAAGCTGCTTGCCGCCTATAAGGCGAAGCGTCTATTTCAGCATGGTATTTGGCAGTCCCTACCTTGTTTGCTTTGGGTACTCCCGGCGGGGCGAAAAATTATCATTTAAAATAATTTCCGGATAGTCATACGACAGGCGGAAACAGAATAAATTCATCACCCTCTGCCGCCGCATCGCCCGCTTCCACCGTCAGCGTCAAAACGCCGCTGGCTACCGCTGAATCAGTGATGCGCCGCACCTTGCCCGTCGCTGCCGCTTTGAGATAGCCGCCGTTGAACACGTCCGCAGCAAAGGACGGCATACTGTCCACCTTTACCGTCGTCGCACTTCCCCCGCTTGCCGTCACGCGTGGAGCGGGAGAGACTGCAATCGCGTCCGGCGCGTCCTGTACCAGAATTTTCACGCCGTCGTTTCTTCCGTTCAAGGCGTCCGCCGTTCCGGTATGGCTTTCTGCCGCATAGCCAAGGATTGCCCCCGTCTCGCCTGCCGCGGCCGGAACCACAAGGCCCTCCTCCAGCTTCACCACCTGTCCGATTGTCACCGCTGTGCTCTTTGCAATATCGTATTCCCGCTCACTGTGCAGCACTGCACCGTTCACGTTCATAACCTGTTTCATGCTTTCATACTCCTTTCTTTTCGTGCTTTATCGCGCTCAAGCTGCAAGGCGCGCCTATACTTGCATTTCCGTCTTCTCCAATCCATCCACGCCTATGCGCCTATGTTCGCGATTCTTACTTCGGATTGCTGAAAATAATCTGCCGTGCATCGCCCCAGCCGATGCCAAAGTCCACATAGGCCGTGTAAAGGTCAATCAAAGGATTATCCAGCTCCGTATTCAACACTTCTGGGCGGTTCAGGTAAACGATATTCACCATGCTCTTCATCAGTCTCCTGTCGCACACCGCCCACTGCTTTGCACCGAAGCCGTCATTGCCGCCGCCGATGACGATATAACCCATATCGTAAATCGGGCTGGCCGCATTGCTGGCGTCATCTGGGTTGCGGGTGGGCTTCAGCTTGCTGTTTTCACCCAGCAGCTTTTTCGCCACCGGCTCCAGTTCAGGAGACACCAGAATGGTGTCAAAGTCGCACAGGAACGGCATTCCGTCCGGCGTGACAAAGCGGCGCGCCATCGTCTGTGCTTTCGTGACCGCCGCCACAGAAAGCTCCTCCGTCATCAGGTTAGAGAACACGCCCGCGTCGGGGTCTGGGATGTACTTGCGGTTCTCTTCCCGCTTGGACGCCACCGGATGGTCGGCAGCCGCCCACGGCTTGCCGTCGCCTCCTGCATAGTCCTTGTCAAAGGCATGACCAAACAGGCGCAGCGCGTGGAGATATACCGTCAGCGCCGCAGCGTCGCCCAGCCGCGCGCCCACCTTCTTCGTCTCGCCCATTCTGTCCACCTTCGCCTGCTTTCGGCCAACCTTGTCGGAGAGCACAAACTCTTCCGGCGTAATAATGGTCTTAAAGCCTCTTTTCTGCTCCCCCATCACCAGATTGGTGCCGTCATAGTGCTTCAGCTCACCATAGCCGCCCGCGCCTGCCAGCTCAAAGTCGATGCTCTTGCTGTTCACCTCGTTCATGATGGGCAGCAGCTTATTCATACGGTCTGCATAGGCGTAGTCAAACGCCTTGCCCACAAATTTGTAGTTATCACCTTTCCATGCAGTGTTGTTTCCTGCCATTTTTATGGCTCCTTTCTTTTCTCATGTTGTTTGTGCTTGTCACGCTCCCATTGGGCGCATCATACGGTGTGGCTTCCTTCCGCCTCAGGCTCAAAACAGCCCGCTACGCGGCCTTCGGTTTTTCACCTTCGCTCCAGTCCATCCGCACCTATGCGCCTATGTTCGCGCTTCTTCCCTGTCACGCTCGGACTGGGCGCTGCCGCCGGTCAAATAAGCCGCTCCGACACGTCCTCACAACCTTCATATCCTTCGCCCCGCCGCAAACGGCAGGCCTCACTCATTCCGGTGCTCGTCCTTTCCCCCACAAGGGCTTTCGCCCTTGCCGGGGGCCCCATTTTCAAAACAGTATGCACTACTGCGCCTGCGTTCCGTTTGCTCCGCTCCGCGCTTATTCTCCCTGCATCGCTTGTCCTTGCGCTTCTGTTTACCGGTTCATAAACTCTTTTGCCGTCATTCTCATCTCTGGATTATCTCGATTCCACTCCTCCAGCGCAGCGGCCTGCTCTGCCGTCAGGGACACGCCCCCGCCGCCCTGACCACCGCCTGTACTGCGCCTGCTTCTGCTTTCAGCCTTTGCCAGCGCCGCCCGCTCCGCATCTCCGACCACCTGCACAAAGTCCTCGTACAGTGCCGCCAGCGGTTCCTTGTAGAGCCGGTTTCCGGCAAACAGTCTGAATTTCTGATTTTGCTCCAGGCGAGCCACGTCCACGTTTGGATGCCGCTCCACAAAGCGGTTCAGGTCGTCCGTCATAAATCGGACGCGCTGCTCCTGCCGCGCCCGCTCCGCCTTCTGCGCCTCTTCCTCTTTTCGTTTCCGCGTAATGAAAGAGCGGTTCTCCTCTTCTTCCTCCACCTCTTCCACCGTACGGCCCTGCTCTGCGGCTCGTTTTCGCAGTTCTTCCCGCTTATAGCGTTTGCCGTATTCGGCAAACTCCTCAAAGCTGGAAAAAGGTTTGCCCGTGTAGGGATTGGGAATCCCCATTCCCGCCACGCTCTCATCATACTGCTTCCGCATACGCTCCTCTGTGTCCTTCTCCGCGCGCATACGGGCAGCCCGCGCCGCCGCATTGTCTGCTGGAGACTGCCGCCGCTGCAGCCGGCCCTGACTGGCGTTTTCAGGGGACTCCTCTGTCTGGCGTTCGCCTGCGCCTCCGACCGCTTCCTCTGTCTCCTCTCCCTGGGCGTCTACGAATCCGCCCTGCCCGCCGTCAAACGGGTTTTCCTGCTGTTCCTGGGCGCCCACGACCTCGCCCTGCCCGCCGTTCTCGACCACACTCGTGTCAAGCGCCTGGTTTTCCATACCTGTTTCCATCTGCTTCTCACATGCGCCTGCGCGCACGCTTCTGCCTCCTTTCGTTCCTCAAAAATCCGCCCACATGGCAAATCGCGCTACTTCTTTTTCGGGTGCAATACTGCCACCACAGCGCCAAACCCCATGCACTGCGGGTTTCGGCACACCATAATCACGTCTCCGTTTTCCTTCCGCTCTTTGGCCCGCGCCTCAATGCCGCATCTCGGACAGTTCACAGCATAACGCCCCCTTGCATCTGCACAGCGCCAAGCCCGTCCGGCTCCGGCGCCGCCTGTGTTTGCGCCTTCCCTGCCACCGCCTGCTCCACAGCGGCCAGCAGCATCGGGTCGCCCGCCAGCGCCTGTAATACCGCTTGCGGCACGGCGGGCTGAAATTTCTTCTCCCACTCTTCAATGATTGCCTTCTTCTGCGGAATGTCCAGTATTTCCAGCTCAGCCGCCAACAGCTTATAGTTGTCCGCCGTCACCGGAATGGCGGACAGCTTGTCCAGCGCCTCCAGCGTGGCCGCCTTGGAGCGGATAACGCCGTCTCCCGCCGTCACCGTCACGTCGACACGGGGATAGTAGATGTACGCATCGCGCACCTTCTCGCCCGTCTCCGCGTCGTGTACCTCGCCCACCTCCAGCGCATAGTCGTCCGCACGGTAGGCAACCGTCTCTCCAGTTTCCCGCTCGTCCTTTGCGCCAAGGTACAGCAGCCGTTCGTCCTCGAAGAACTCCAGCGCCAGCCAGTCAAGCAGCTCATAAAGCCGCGCAAAGCCCGCGTTCCGGTCTGCCCGTTTGATTTTCGCCTGCCCGTCCGCGTCGCTGCGGAGCTGCGCAAGCCCGCTGGCGGTGGTCACGCGGGCGGACTCTTTGCCTAAATTCGTCTCATAGTTCCGGTTTGCCCGCTGGATTTGCTCCAATAGCCAGTTGATGGTAACCAGGCTGTTCCGCCCATCGTGAAGGCCGCCCAGCCGCGCCACTGCGCCTATCCGGTTGGGCTTCACCAGCACCTGTGCGCCCGGCACGTTGCTGAACTCCTCGCCGTCAGCCAAAGCGCCCTCCTCCATCAGAATGATGTCGTTGGCCGTAAAGGCGTCGTTGACCAGCGCGTTTGCCAGCTCCCTGTCTGCGCCGTCCACTAAACTCATAATCGGCAGCAGTTCCGACTTGTTGTAGAACTCATTTTCGTCCCGAATACACCAGTAGTGAACAAAGGGAAACAGCTGGTTTTGCCGTCCCGTCCGCTGCCAATACTGGGGAATATAACGCACCTCATGGCCGCCGGCCTGAATGGTACAGGCCACTGCGCCCGCGGGAACTTCCATGGTGTCAAAGGGCTGCTTGAACCAGAACTCCATCACCTGAATGGTGTCGTCCGCCTCGTCTGTGGCGCTCACCATGTCAAAAATACCCTCTCTGTCCTGGTAGTAAGCCCCCAGCAGGTCGTTCAGCTCCAGGCCCTGTTCCTTCAGCTCTCGGTGGAACATCTGCCAGAATTTGATTTTATGCAGCCGGTAGAGGTAAGCGACAAACTGTCCGGCCTGAAGCCCCTCCGCCCCTGCCGTTGGGTCTGGGTAGAGCGCCTCCACCGGCACGTCCCGCACGCGGATATTGCCCTCATAGCGGCCGCAGCTCATATCTGCGTCCCAGTAGGCTTTCCAGAAGGCGTCTCCCAGCTTTTTCAGCCGCCGCTCGTTGGCCGTGTTCATG